AAAAAGGAGCGAAAAAATGAGCTTTTGGGACATTTTCAAGCCGCTGAAAAGCGCAAAACAAACCCGGTGGAGAGAGCTGGGAGCATATACCGCAGTCTTCGCGCCTTTCGGACAGAATATGTGGAAGTCCGACCTTGTTCGGTCATGCGTCCGCCCTTTGTCGGAGCATACAAGCAAAGCGCACGCAACCAGCACAAAACCGGATATCGCCAAAATTCTGAACATAAGCCCAAACCTTTACCAGAACGGGAAGGCTTTTCTTTCAAAAATCCGGTTATGGCTTGAGATAAAAAATACCGCCTTTATATATATAGCCAGGGACAATGCCGCAAGGGTTACCGGATTTTATCCGGTACCGTATGCCAGCTTTGAGGCGATGGAGTACATGGGCGGGTTATATATAAAATTCCAGTTTGCGAACACCACGCAAAAGCCCTTTGTTTTTCCGTGGGAAGATCTGGCGGTCATCCGCAAAGACTATTATGAGAGCGACATCTGGGGAGACGATAACGGAGCGATACTGGACAAGCTGCAGCTGTTGACGACAGCCGAGCAGGGAGTGGGGAACGCGATCAAGAGTACCGCAAACCTTCGTGGAATCCTGAAGGCGACAAAGGCGATGGTCGCTCCGGAAAGTTTAAGGGAAATGAAGGACCAATTTATAACGGATTACCTCAATCTTGAGAATTCGAGCGGAATCGCATCCCTTGACGCTACGATGGACTTCGTTCCGGTCAAAGTAGAACCGAGCATGGCAGACGCAGCGACGCTTAAACAGCTCCAGGACGACGTGCAGCGATATTTTGGAGTAAACGATCATATCATCAAGTCAGAGTATACCGAGGAGGAAATGGAAGCCTTTTATCAGTCAAGGATTGAGCCTTTTCTGATAGATATCTCAGACGAGCTGACCAGGAAGGTATTCACCAAGCGGGAGATTGACCTCGGCAATAAGATCATATACGAATCGAACCGCTTACAATACGCAAGCAATAAAACAAAGCTCAACATGGTGCAGCTTGTGGACCGAGGCATCATGTCACCGAACGAACTCCGTGGAGTGTTCAACATGGCACCATACGAGGGGGGCGATGAATACGTAAGGAGACTGGACACAATGCCGACCGGAACGGAAGCACCGGACGAGACAAAGGAGGAATCATGACATGGGAGACATAATGGACAAAATCAGCAAGGGCCGCGAGTATAGGCGCATAAACCTCGAGCCATCAGCTGAGGCGAACAGTTACAGAGTGAAGGGCTACGCGAACACATTCAGCCAGGCATACACGCTCTGGGACGATGAAAGGATGAGGATCGATGAGATGGTAGATCCTCATGCATTCGACGAATGCGACATGACCGATGTTATATTCCAATACGATCACGAGGGGCGGGTATTTGCCAGGACAAGCAACGACACCCTGACATTGACACCCGATCAGCACGGGCTGCATATAGAAGCATATCTTGGTGGGACAGAGATCGGCCGCAATCTGTTCGAGGAGATCAAGGGCGGCTATACAAGCAAGATGTCATACGGCTATCATGTAAAAGCCGATGAGATACGGGAGGAGCATGTAGACGATAAAACAATCTACACAAGAACGATCAAGAGCATAGACAAGCTCTATGACGTATCTGCAGTCTCCCGACCAGCAAACGATGGAACAGAAATCTCAGCCAGGAGCCTGAAGGATGGAGAAATCGCCAGGCTTGAAGCGGAGCGACTTCTTAAGGCTGAGGAAAAACGGAAAGCCATCGATGAGCTGAAAAATAAAATAGACAAAATCACAAGAAAAGGAGAAAAAAGATGACATTACAGGAAATCTTAGCAAGGCTCGGCGAGATCAGAAAAGCGCTTGATGCCGGCAACTTAACAGAGGAACAGATCGCAGCATACAAGAGCGAAATCGCTTCACTTGAAGCACGCAAGATGGTGATCGAGGCTATGGAGACCAGAAACGCAAACGCACAGGCACTGGCAACAGGACAGGCACAGCCTGAGACCGTAATTATGCCTTTAGCAGCAACCGCACCCGAGGCAAGAGGAAAATTCTCTGTTGATTCTGACGAATACAGAACCGCATGGAGCAAGTACATGCTCGGCTTACCTTTGACAGCAGAGGAGGAGCAGAGAACAGACTTCGTTCATACAACCGGCACCACATCAGGCCAGAGCGCAGGATATACAGTTCCCACAACTTTATTAAACAGGATCTGGGAGCTCATCGAAGGCAAACATGCAATCCTCGGTGATATCACCATTTACAGAACCGGAACAGTCCTCGAAGTTGCAAAGCATACCGCTATTGCAGCAGGTGATGCTGGTACCGTAAACGAGAATGCTGCACCTTCCGACGCAGAAAACAACACCTTCGCAAAGGTTACCCTTTCTGGTAAGGATTTCGCAAAGTATGTAGATATCTCATACGCGCTCGGTATTATGTCTATTGACTCATTCGAGAGCTTTATTACAAATGAAATTGCAAAACGTCTCGGTGCAGCTTTAGCCGCTGACGTAATCGCACAGCTCGGCACCGACTACTACAGCACAGGCAACGACCTCGATGTAGCTACAAGCGGCAAGCTCACATGGGCAGACGTTACTGGCGCACTCTCAGTTTTAGAGAACGCTGATGACATCGTATTTTATGCAAATCAGAAAACAATCTATAAGCACATCGCTGGCATGGTTGATACCACAGGCCGCCCTGTATTCCAGCATGATGCGAACGAAAAGATCCGCGGATTCCTTGCAGGCTTCCCTGTAAAGGTAGAGGATGCAATCGGCGCTGACCTTATTTGGCTCGGAGATCCCAATCAGGTTGTAGGAAACATGGTTCTGGATATCATGGTTGAATCAGCCAAGGATATCAAGAAGCACGTTATCACTTACAGCGGTTACGCAAGATTCGAGTGCTCACTGCTTGCTCCTAAGGCATTCGCAAAGCTGGATGTAACCCCATAAGTAAGACCCTCTCGGGGCTGACGATTGGGTCGCTTACACTTACCCCGACATTTGATCCGGACGTAACGGAGTACGAAGTTACGACTACAAACGCATCAAATAAGGTTACAGCCACACCCACAAGCGCCGACGCTGAGGTAGTGATCACCGCTAACGATGTAGAAATCGAAAGTGGCGACTCAGTAACCTGGGAGGAAGGCGAGAATGAGGTAGTAATCGAAGTAACAGGCGATGACGGATCCACCACTTACACCGTGACCGTTACCGCTTCGTAATAAAAAATCTATCCCGGGAGCGTAAAACCTCCCGGGAAATTGGAGGAAATATGGCTATTTTAGACACAGTAAGGCTCGCATTGAGATGGAAAAGCACTTCACTGGATACAGAAATACAGAGATACATTGACTGGTCAAGGGCAGAGATTGAGCGCGCCGGAGTGTCTCATACCGTAGCCACTTCCGACACCCCGCTCATAGTTGACTGTATAGTCCAGGGCTGCCTGAAAAATCTGTCGACAGACGAGCGGATCAGGGAAGCCGCAGGGGAATCTTTCGATTATCAGCTCGATGCGATCCGGAAGTCAGCAAGGATACCCGGCACGGGACAGACTCCCGGGGAGGTAACGAATGGTACATAATGATATCGCCAAGCTTGTGACGCTCACAGCCGAAGGCGCACAGGTTACAAGGACAGAGACCGAAGTATTCTGCACCAGGAAGTCCGTAGGATACCGCGAATTTTATGCCGCAGTACAGGTAGGTATCAATCCCACGTATGTCTTTGAAATGGACGTGGACGAGTACGAGCAGGCGCTGATTAGGACAGACAACGAGGACCAGACGGTCACGGTGTCGAGACCGACAGAGCTGATATACCAGGGCGAAAAATTCAACATACTGAGGACTTACGAGACGACCAACGCAACGATAGAAGTGACGGTAGGCTTATGACAGTAGATCTCGAATACAGCGAGGCACTGAACGGACTCATTCAGGACGTACTGAGGAGCGAGAAGGTGCTGGAATCAGAGCAGCAGGAGTTCATGGCAAAGGCGGGCAAGATAATCAAGAAGAAGGTGGAGGAAGCTCTTCCCAAATCTGACGAAGCAGGCCCAGGCTACAAGCACATGAAATCCGATGTCAAGGTCACAGTACATGGCAAGAAGAAAAAGACCGGAGTGACCGGAGTAACCATCCACGGAGGAAAGACAACCGCATACAAGTGGCACATGCTGGACGATGGGACAAGGAATCCGGACGGAACGGTCCACACTCCTGCGATACACTTCACGAGCAAGGCAATGAAGGAAGCAGAGACGGAAATAAACAAAATCATGGATGATCTGGAAGGGAGGATGGTTAAGGCATGACAGAGGCAGATTTGAAAAAGCTCATAGAGGATACCTTAGCTATCCCCGTTTTTGAAGGTCAGGACTCCATCGTA